CATACGCTACTCCGATTATATCTCAGCCTGTTACTGACTTTCTTGCGATGGTTAGTAACATTCTTCCGCATGATAAATTTAAGATCTTTAAGACCCTTTTCCGTTATCCTATTCGCACGAATGAGGTAACGTCCATTTGCTTTGACAAGCTTTCTCGGATATTCGACGGTCGCAACCCTGCGTTCAATTACCAGTTCCTCAACAGTGACCAAAGGGATGATTGGGAATATTACCGGCAAGATGTCCTGCATGAACCAGAGGTTTGGAGTAAAAAAGGATGGGAGTTTTTCAAAACGGAGATAAACAGCATTCTTATTGTTGATTTGCCGGCAGAGCAATCTACCGGCAAATATCCAGAACCCTATTTCTATTGGCTTCCGATCGAAAGTGTAATCACTTATGAGGCAAATCCTACGACCGGAATAATGGATTTTATAATATTCCGTCAAGATTTTGGCCGTATTGCTGTAATCGACAGGGATAGTTACCGCATATTTCGGGAAGAAAAAAATAATATAGGGGAGCTGCTTGTTGAGAATCCTCATGATTTAGGTTATTGCCCGGCAAGATTCTTTTGGGATGAACCGGTTAATTTGAGGGAACCAGATATTAAGTTGAGTCCTCTAACTAAGGAATTGGAAGCATTGGATTGGTTCCTGTTCTTTCACATCAGCAAAAGACATCTTGATCTCTACGGTGCATACCCTATTTATTCCGGTTATGAACAGGCATGCGATTTTAGCAATGGAAATAATGGGGATTATTGCGATGGAGGATTTATCCGGGATAAGGATGGGCACTATAAGTTTGACCAGTTCGGTCTTGAACTTCTCCGGTGCCCTAAATGCGGAAATAAACGCATAGTTGGTGCCGGATCATTTGTTGAAATACCTATCCCGGGCGAAAAACAGCCTGATTTACATAATCCTGTTCAGATGCTTTCTGTTGACCGTAGCAGTCTTGATTATAATGTCGATGAAGAAAAAAGACTACGTGACGATATCATAACGGCTGTTGTCGGACAAAATGAGGAAGTAACGCAACGTGAAGCATTCAATGAACAGCAGGTGAAAGCCGCATTCGAAAGCCAAAGCACTGTCTTGAACCGTATTAAAAAGGGATTTGAATCCGCACAGCAATTTGTCGATGAGACCGTCTGTCGCTTGCGATATGGTAAACAATTTGTTTCAGCGAAAGTCAATTACGGTACTGAATTTTACCTGTATGATGCTAATGAATTGCGTCAAAGGTATAAATCGGCAAAAGAAGCAGGTGCGAGTGAGGGAGAATTGGATGCGTTGCAAAATCAGATCATAGAGACGGAATACCGGAATAATCCGACGCAGATGCAGCGAATGTTGATACTGTCAGAACTTGAACCTTATCGGCATTTGACCCGTACAGAGATTTTAGATCTCTATGGTAAGAATTTGATTAGTGAGGATGAACTGCGTATCAAGCTGAATTTTGCAAGCTATGTGCGACGATTCGAAAGAGAGAACATGAACATTCTTGAATTCGGCACACAGGTGCCTTTTGACAAAAAGATATCAGTAATAACTAATAAATTTTTTGATTATGCTCGTGAAAACAGGAGTCAACGGGGAGACTAAAGACGTGTCTATTTTTGACGTTACCCCGGAAAATTACATTGTTCCCAAAGGGGAAGAACATTTGTACCACTGCCTTATCGAAGTTAGAAAGTTCGATTCAGATACAGGTAAGAGATTGAGCACACCACGTGTTCAAGTGTTCGGTAAAAAAGCTTACGAAGAAGGTGTTTATCATAACTTGAAAAAGCATGGTCACACCATTACTGTATTGCACGATCCGAACGAATACTTAACTGCAAAGAAAGCAGAGGAAGCTGCAAAGGCAGAAGAAAAGGCTGCTAAAGAAGAGGAAGAGGCACGGCTTAAGGCAGAGGAGGAAGCCAGGATTGAAGAGGAACGGAAAAAAGCTGAGAAGGAAGCCCTGAAAGCGGAAATCCTTGCTGAATTGAAAGAGTCTGGCATTATTCAGGAAGCAAAGAAACCGGGCAGGCCTAAAAAGGAATCTTCTGAAGAAGCAGAAGAATAATATTAACCATAAATGATTAAAGGGTAAAATCATGGCATTAACAGTAGAAGTTTTAAAAGCAAATTCGGTATTGGCCGGATTGAGTGACGAACAGTTGGCAGCTATCACAACTTTGTCTGCAAATGACGAAAATAGCGTAATTGCTCAAAAAACGGGTAAGATATACGGTGACTTGGATGCCGATATTTTGTCTGTTACCGGTATTGCAAAGAATGGCACTGAAAAGACGTATGATTATGCGAAAAGGGTACTTGGTGAGTTCAAGACAAAGGCCGAAAGTGCCGTACAGCTACAGAGCACTATTGATACGCTGACAAAAGAAAAATCGCGTTTGGAAAAGGCTATCCAAGATGGTGCTTCCGATGCGGAGACCGCGAAGGCTTTGAAGCAGGCTAAAGCTGATCTTGCAGCTATTACAGGGCAATATAATGAGCTTAATACCAAATTCCAGAACGCTGAACAAAACCATCAAAAAGAACTGTTCGGTATCCGTGTGGAATCAACATTGCAAGCTGCTACGGCTAATTTGAAGTTTAAACCGGAGCTCCCGGGAAGTGTAACTAAGGTATTGCTTAGTCAAGCGACAGAGAAAATTAAAAACATGCATCCGGAACTGATCGATGACGGGAAAGGCGGTCAGATCATTGCGTTCAAAGATGAAAATGGCGCAATTATGCGTAATCCGAACAATCAATTGAATCCATTTACGGCTGATGAATTGATTCAACGTGAATTGGATATGATGGGGGTTTTGGATAAAGGCAGGCAACAAGTCGGTACCGGCACACAACCTCCTTCTGGTGTTACAGGTTCGGGTACTGTTATTAGCATAGCTGGTGCAAAGACAAGAACAGAAGCATATGATATGATTGCTTCAAGTCTTATGACGCAAGGACTGACAAATGGTTCTGCGGAATTCCAGACTGCTATGGATCAGGCATGGAAAGATAACAATATCTCTTCCCTTCCGGAGAAATAAAGAGAATAAGAAAGGGTAAAGGGTCAACCCGGTATTTATAACATTAAAAAAATATTTGATATGAGTTTAATTGCAACCAGATTACAGAATTGGCGTGTTGAAGATCCCGAATTTGACCGGAATATGACCCGCCCTTGCGAGTATGGCGCATTGGATTTTTTCGTAGAACAGACCGATGCACGTAATTCGATTATTAACCCCCGATTACGCGAACGTGCATTCGCTTCGATCGGTAATACCGTACAGATTCCTGTCATTAACTATGATGAGAATGTACAGGTGTCCAATGTTCGCTCATGTGTCATTGCTGATAATGAGAATACTTCTGCGCTGTATACCGTTACATGGGCTACTTACGCGGTAGGATTTACGATGGTGCCGGCTGCTTATATGAATAATGAAATCAGTTACGAACATGACTGGCTTCGCAAAATGGAGAAAATCAGTCGTGCTATGGCTAATGCTCTTGATTCAGCAGCAGTTGCACAATTGGAAGCTCAAAAGACGCAGGTTTTCAAATCTAAACTGAATTATACCGTAACCGGTAACGTGATTGAAGTTCCTACTCAGATGTCTACTGAAATCTTAGGTGATATTAACCCTATGATGCGTGCTAACTGTTATCCGGAACAGATTCACGTGATCGGAAATGCCGGTGTTGATGCACTTATTCGTAAATTGGCTCAGCATGGTATCTACAATGACGTCAACAAACGAATGGAATACGACAACAAGGTTATTCATTATACTAACAATGTCGTTGACGAATCCGGCAAAATGGGAACACTGTTCGCAGTAGTTGACGGGAATGTCGGAGTGCTTACCCGTGTTGACCGTGAAGCATTACGTCGTGCTCGTTCTAACTTCCACGAATGGGACGTAGTACGTATTCCGTTTGTTGATCTTCCGGTAGGTTCTCATTACTATACGGAAGTTGGTGACCAGTCTAAATTGTGGGGTGATGCAACGGCAGATTTGAATTGTGGTGTTAAAGAATTCTTCGGATTCTCAGTTGATGTTGCATTCTTGGTTGCATACAACAGTAATCCTGCAACTATCGCTAACCCGATCATCAAGGCTGAGATTGCTGCACGTGCAGATAATACTCCTTTGGGTATGCCTGTATATGTGACGAATGCTGCTCAGTTTTCGGCTTAAAAATTAGATATGACACAATGAAAGGGGATGGGATATTTGTCCTCATCCCCTTTATTTATTAAAGGGTATGTACAGGTTAAAAGAAATAGAACAGGCTTTGCTTAATGTTGTGGGATGGCAACAGGCTCTTAATCCTACACATCATATAGAAGAATCATTGACGCGTACCGATAGCGGATTGTACTTTCAAAATGCACATCCTCTTGTTACTCTCAATAATATATCGGCCATAATACCGGATGATTGGGGCTATCAGTATCCGAAATGGAACATGATTTCGCCTTATAGAAAAGGGGATATTGTGTCTCATAATAATATGCTGTGGATGGCTAAAATGGGCAATACTAACCAAGAACCAGCGGTTAGCGACTTTAACGGTGACTTTAGTCGTGATTATGGCAATCCTTTTTGGCAGCCTTTCAATATGCTATCCAGTTATCTTGAAAATCTGACAATAAACGGTATAGATACCGTTGTGCAAACCTTTACTCAAATGAAAGGTTTGGATAAGGAGACGAAAAATTTGTTGGAAAGACGTACACTCTTTGATGGTGCAGGACGTATACGTGCTACTTTGCAGAATTCTCATAAACTCGTAGGAATGGAAATTGTTCCTGTCCGTTCTATGGGAGTGACAACTAAAATAGAACGTATCGGGCTTCAAATGACCGGTGGTACCGGACTAATCAAGATGTATCTCTTCCATAGTTCGCAGATAGACCCTATCCGTACTTTCTATCTGAATTTTAATGTCACGAATGGAGGGTTCCAATGGTTCCCATTAAAAGATTGTTATCTGCCGTATATCAGTGACGGAAACAACTCCGGTGGTGCTTGGTATCTGGTATATAATCAAGACGAGCTACCACGTGGAATGGAAGCTGTCAATGTTTCAAAGGATTGGAGCCGTGAACCTTGTGGTACATGTAATATCGGTAGTGTGGAGACATGGAGACAGATTACTAAGTACATGCAGATATCTCCATTCATGTATAATGCACCTACTACATTTGAAGAATATCCGGAACTCTGGGATATTCCCGGAAACATCTATACCAATACGCTGAATTATGGTATTAATTGCGAGATAACGGTTGGCTGTGATCTTACTGATTTTATCATATCACAACGCCAGATATTTCAGACAGTGATACAAAGGCAGGTAGCCGCAATTGCATTGCGGACAATGGCTATGAATCCGGATGTACGCGTAAATCGAAATCAATCCAACGTGTCCCGTATGGATATTCTTTACGAACTTGACGGTAATACACAAGGTAGGCCGGGTGGATTAGGCTACGATTTAAAAAAGGCTTATGAAGCACTGAGTTTAGATACACAGGGATTAGATAGAATTTGCTTGTCATGTAATAATCACGGTGTTCGTTATCGTACAACATAATGGCGGGATTGCAGTCTATAATAGATTTGAAAAGTCGGGTAGTTACCTTTAATGAGGGGCTGGTTTCAGGCATGTATATCCAAAGGATCATTACGGATAACGAAGCTTATATAGTTGATATGAATGCTGAAATTCAGTTGTATGAAGAAGGGGTTAACAGGCTTGGGGTGAGTATTATGGATTATGCTCCATACCGGCCGTTGACTATAGCGATTAAGGAGGAGAAAGGACAACCAACCAACCGTGTGACATTGCGTGATACAGGTGATTTTGAAAGTAGCTTCTACATTGAAGTCGGTGACAGGCAATTTGAAATAAAAGCATCTGATTGGAAAACTGAAGCATTGATAAAGAAATACGGCCGTCAGATTCTCGGTCTTACGGATGAAAATATATTGAGCCTTATATGGGATTACATTTATCCGGATCTCATGAAAAAGGCAAAGGAAGTAATTTTAAATAAATAAAAATGGAACGTGTACCAATACCAAAGAATCCAGAATTATTCGATAGGGTGATATCCGATATACAGAAAGGGTTAGCTGATAATCTTCCGTGGCTGGATCATAGCTTCGGACGTGCAGAACGTCTTGTGAAGTCCATCAACGGAAAGAAATATTATACACCTGATGTATATGCAGGTGGCAATGATTATATACTGATTGCACCGGATGATAAAGTGTTGGGTAACTTTTCATTTTTTGTAATTGATGATCCGCAGGATGTGGATTGGATCACAGGCAGGCAATCTGACTATAAGGCTCAATTTTCGCTTATTGTATGGGTGGATATGCGTAGGGTTACCAATGAGGCTGACAATCGCAATACGGAAGCCGTAAAGTTTCAAATCATGCGTGCGTTGAATGGTGGTTTCTGGCTTAAATCTGGAAGTATTAAGATTAACCGTATATACGAACGTGCGGAGAATGTTTTTAAAGGATTTACATTCAACGAATTGGATAATCAATTTTTGATGCATCCATTTGCCGGATTCAGATTCGAAGGTGTGATGACGGTTAAAGAGACATGTTATAATCAATAGTAAATGAGTATGCAGGATTTTTTATATCATATGGTTATTGTCGCACTGTTGGCGACATTTATTCTTTCATTGTTGCGTAAATGGAGAGTTATTGAGTGGATGCAGGTTCACGGTAATGATTTCTTCTCAGAGATGGCATTGTGTAACTTTTGTCTGTCATGGTGGGTTTCTGTATTTCTGTCTGTTATTTGTGCAGTTATAACAGGCGATTTAACATCATTGTTAATACCTTTTTGTTCCACTCCATTAATCAAGTGTCTGTTATGAGAAAAATAGTACTTGCAAAGCATAAGGTTGAGTTATATGACAGTATTGATGAATTACCGATTGTCAGGTTTCATAAGTACAATAAAATGCTTCTTATAGATGCCGGTGTAGGTTCCGATCTGAGTGATTGGGACGCACATATGGAAAAAGTAGTAAGGTATTGCCGTTTAAACCAGCCGGATAAGGCTGAAAAGGAGATAGGAAACATCCGGCAGAACATCTATTTCATACAATCAGAAATAAGCCCGAAACATCTGGCATTTGCAGCATTGGTAAAAAGCATAGACGGAAAATTGGTAGATGATTTAACCGATGACGGATTACAGAAAGTGTTGGATCTGTTTGCAGAAGCGACGAATAAGGAACTGACCGACCATATGGAATCGGTCAAAAAAAAAATAGATGAAGAGATGCTACTGTATTTCCCCATGCTGTTTGATGATTCTACCGTGAAGGAGTATTATGATCTTTTGAGGGAAAGAACACTGCTAATGCTGAATAGTACCATTGAGGGAGTTGATAGAAGTAATGAAATCGATGATCTGACAGGTCAACTGATTACTTATACCAATCCTCAGTCTTTTTCCGGAACCGACAGTGTAGAAATACAGTATGATAAACAATTCGAAAATATGTGTCTTATGATTGCACAACATCTACATGTCAATGCAAAGAAGTACACTGTATTAGAATATTACAACGCATTTGAATTCATAAAGAAGTCTTTGAAGTCAAAAAACAAATCAAAATAAGATGGCAGATAACAATAATCCTATAAAATACAGTGATCTTATTAAGCCTGACAGTTCAATAACCGATCTGATCAAGCAATTAGAAGAATTGAAAGGCATATATGAGTCTGCTCTTGCGAAGGTGAAAAAAGAAGCGGAACAGCTTAGTAATTCCCTTAAAAAAGTATCCGGTGCAACAAAAGAGGGACGTGAAACTATTCGTAAAGCTTCTGAGGATGCAGAAAGATTATCTTATTCTCAATCAGAACTTACGGATTCTTTGAATGCTACAACAAAGGAATTGAATCTGTTAAAGTCAGTTCAGCAACAACAGAATTCGATTAGTAAATCTGCTGAAAATTCCAATAAGTCATTAGGGGCTTCTTATGAAAAATTGAATTCGGATACGAATAAATTAACCCGTTCTATCGATGAATTGTATACTGCATTGTCAGATGTAGAAAAGACGAATTACGATGCATTCATAAAAAAGGGTGAAAATGGGATGGCTTCATATTCGGATGTAATAAATAAGGCATCTTCTAATGTTGCCCGGCTGACATCTATCTCTGATCAACTGAATGCGTCTTTTGATTCCGGTGATTTGAGCATAGATGATTATCGTGCTGCTATGGAAAGAGTAAATGCCGGTCTGCAAAAGGCTGACTCTGTAATGAACAAATTTCAAGAATCACAAAGGGGTGTTGATGATGAAAATGGAAGGTTACAGGAGTCTTTTTATGGTCTTGATACGAATATGCAAAATTTGTTCAAGAATCTTATTGAGCTTCAGCAGGAACAGGTAAATACCAAATCTTCATTGAAGGAACTTAACAAAGAATATGATTCTGGGAAGATTTCTGAGAATGAATTCATAGAAAGGGCAGCGGCTCTGACTTCTGTTATGGATGGTCAAAAAGATGCTATAAAGAAAACTCAGACGCAAATTAAACTTCTTAATCAGTTGAATACAAGTACTGCGGGAAGTTATGAACATTTAAGTGCTCAGTACTCATTGAACAAAATAGTTCTGAATGGATTATCTGATGAATACCGGAAAAGCACGGAAGAAGGGCGTAAATTGGTTGCTGAGACGGACGCATTGTATCAAGAAATGAAGAGACTACAGGAAGAAACAGGAAAGACAAGTCTAAATGTAGGAAATTATTCTGCTGATGCACAAAAGTTGACAACGCAAATTGAGAATCAAACTAAGCAGTTGGCATTATTACGTCTTGAGGGTAAACAAAATACAGAAGAATACCAACGGTTATCGAGAGAAACAGCCATTTTAAGGGATGCTCTTAAAGATGCTACGGCAGAGGTAAACAATATGGCTTCCGATACTTCTAACTTGGATGCTGTGTTAGGTGCTGCCAGTGCTGCATCTGGTGGATTTTCTGCCTATACTGGTATAATGGAATTAGCCGGTGTTGAAAGTGAAAATGTAGAAAAGGCACAAAAAAAGTTGCAAGCTGTAATAGCGGTAACGACAGGTGTTCAAGCTATTCAAAATTCAATTCAGAAGCAATCCGCATTAATGCTTGGAATATCCCGATTACAACAAACGGCTTTAACGAAGGCTAAAGTATATGATCGTCTTGTAACTATGCAGGGAACCAAAGCTACTATATCTGCAACTGTAGCTCAGAAGGCATTTAATCTTATTGCAAATGCTAATCCTTATGTTCTGTTGGCCACTGCGTTAGTAACTGTGGTGGGTGCGTTAACTCTTTTTTCTATGGGGACAAAGGATGCTGCGGAGAAACAAAAAAGACTCAATGAATACCAAAAAGCATATTCAGATTATTTGGAAAAAGAGAGTGAAGAAATGAATCGTACCATTTATGAACGTATCACTCGATTGGAACAAGAATTAAGTATTGCCAAAGCACGTAATGCAGGTCTTATTGAGATACGTAAAATAGAGGATGAAATATTGTTGCTACGTACCAAAGCTCACAATAAATCAGTTGGTTATTATTCGGATGAATTGAGGAATTTGGAATTGAACCGGTATAAATTAGAGCAATTTCGGGACTTATTGATTAATTTACAAAATTTACAAAAGGATGATATTAAAACAACATATATTGATGTTGATTTGGATGGAAAAATTGAAAAAGTAAAAGTTGACAAAGCGATTGAAAATGTACAAGGTCAAATTGATAAATTGGGACATGATGTTGAGCTTGGTGTCAATTTGGAAACAAAAGGAATGGAATTGGATACACTGATTAAAGCCCAATATGAACAACGGAAGCAGGAAGATAAGAATATTGCAAAACAAGAAACCGATATTCTTCGTAAAGCAGAAGATATTAGAATATCTCTTATTAAAAACAGCTTTGACCAACAGAGATCACAACGAAAAGCGGCAAATGCCCGTTCGATAGCAGATATAAAATATCAGTTGGAGACAGATAATAATCTTACGGAAAAGGCAAGAAAATCATTGAATGATTCGATAATATCTTTACGTAAGCAATTGGATAACGAATTAAAGGAAATTGACAAACAACAAAATGCATCAGAACTGGCAACTATTAGATTGACCGAAGATGCCAAGATTGCATTGTTGGAAGAGGGTGCAGATAAGCAAAGAGAACTGTTGAGAGTATCTTATGAAAGACAGATACAGGATCTTACCAACAGTTTGAATATTGAAAGGGATTCATTGACTGAAATACAAAAAAATGAAATGGAATCCCGTTTAGGTTATCTTCGTGACCAATACACAAAGGATCTTAATCAATTGGAAGATCAGATAACATCAGATATGTTACAAAAAGAATCTGACCGGATACAATTAGAATTGGAAGCTGTAGAGGAAGGTTCTGAAAAGGAAATTGACCTACGTATTAAGCTTTTGCAGAACCAACGTAAAATAGAGTTGGCACAAAATAGGTTATTGTCGAAAGAAATGAGACAAAGCGAAGCAGATATAAATGCCAAATACGATGCTCAGATTGTAAAAGAATTGAAGGCTTTCGGTATGGATAAGATTGCTTTGAATAATGAGCTTGCTGTGTCTGAAATCAATGCATTAAAAATATCTGAAAAGGAAAAAACAAAATTAATTCTTGAAGAAACAAAGAAAAGGTTAAAGGCTGAATTAGCGTTAGAGACAAAACCTGATGGTACCCTTACAGAAAGAGGTAAGATTATAGCAAATCAGATAAAGGAAATAGACAATGAGATAGATAAAACTTCTAAACCTTCAAATATTTATGAGCTTTTCGGGTTGAATTTAACTTCAGAACAAGAACAGGCTATCAGTACAGCCGCACAATATGCCATAGATGCTATAAATTCAATTGCAGATGCAAAGGTTCAGGCGGCAGAAAGGGCAGTCGAAGCGGCAGACCGTGAGGTTGAAGCTGCTCAAAATGCTTTGGATGCGGAACGTGAAGCTCGTGCAAATGGGTATGCGTCAAATGTTGAGCAAGCTCAGAAAGAGTTGGATTTAGCGAAGAAGAATCAAGAAAAAGCATTGAAAGAGCAAGCCAAAGCACAGAAGCAACAGGAAGCGATCAATAGTTTAGAGCAGGCAAGCAATCTTGTTACTGCAAGTGCTGGCATATTCAAGTCCTTTTCCGGTGTTGGTATTTGGGGGATTCCTGCTGCAATCGCCATGATCGCTACCATGTGGGGTGCGTTTGCTGCTGCAAAGATAAAAGCGTCTCAACTAACAAAAGGCAGTGAAGAAAAGTATGGTGATGGTACAGTAGAATTGTTACAGGGTGGTTCTCATCAGTCGGGCAATGATGTTGATCTTGGAACAAAACCGGATGGTACCCGTAGACGTGCGGAAGGTGGTGAATTCTTTGCCGTTATCAATAAGAGAAATTCGCGTAGGTTTCGTAAGGTTATTCCTGATGTTATAAAATCCTTGAACAACGGAACATTTACCGATAAGTATTTAGCTGCATATGACGGTGTAAATAACATCTCTGTCAACTTGAAAGAGAAAAATACCGATTTGAATGATATAAGAAACGATATAAGGGAGATAAAGAATAGAGAGCGTACATATCGTGATGCGAATGGTGATACTATTACTGCTTATAAGAATTTGAAAAGGAGAATTAAATCATGATGAATCCATTATACATTTTTTATTTGGTCAATCGGGATGTTTTTGATCCGGAAATGGAAGGGACTCAATACGGATACAGGTTATTCGCAACCTCCGGTTTTGTTATTAGGGATGCAAAGTACAATACAAGTCCTCTTGTTCCCGTGTCAGAATACACAAAAGTTGCATTCAATGAGAAAGAGGTTACTGTCTGCTTTTTCGACTCAAATCACAAATATATATCCGGCTATTCCGGAAGTAATCTTGATCTGGTTATACCAAATGGTGCGTCAGCAATGGTATTCTGTTATACGGTAGATGACTGGAACAGTGGTGATGTGAGTATTGATTTGCTTCATAAAGCGAAGCCAATCTATAAAGACAGTCTTTCAAAGACATATACAAAAGAGTCCGAGCAGGAGTTTTTCCGTGAAGGCTTGAATGGTGAAATTACATTCATGTGTCGGGATTATTATTTTATCCTTAACCGTCCCTTTGATACGATTTACTATTTAGACGTTTATTGGAGCCAAGACGGTGGACGTACTTTCAATCTGTATGTTAAGACCAAATTCTTACGCACTGACTGTACCATTAACGTGGCTGACCTTTCGGTTCGTGTCAAACCGGATAGTAATGACGCTTATACGAAATTATTGGACGGATGGGAACGGGAGTATGATTTGGTAAGATTAAATCCAGAACTTGAAAAGATATCCCTGTATAGACGTGGAATCTTACAAATCTATACGGCAGGAGATGATAAGGTCTCATGCGCTCTTTCTGGGGTATTTTGGGAACAGGATGCAGATGTGGTTACAGATACAAACGAACTCAAAGAGAAGTATTTCTTTGGTGAATCAGGAACAATTATCGCAATAAACGTGCAAGGAGATGGTATTCCGTCTTATATGAAAGGATATTATATCGCTGATTTTTCACCAACCGCAACTCCGGATAAATACCGTACTGCTACATACAGGCTAAAGGATAATGCCGGATTTATCCAAGTACTTATTTCTGGTACTGGCATTTCTGGAAGTTTTGCGCTGTACGATGGAAAAACTAATGAGCGAATAGGTAACACAAGAGGTGATTTGTATATAGATCCATCAAGAAATGGAACACTTGAGTTTTTTGCTACTTCTAATACGTCTGTAAAAATTGCCACAGGGGACACAAATAAAAAAGTATTTTACACGAGGTATGTTGTGGCCACAAATAAAGTATCTGTTACATGGCATAATAAACCATCGGATGATATGATATCAACTCCGGGATCATATCCCTATGTGATACCGTATGCTGTTCAAGAATTTAAATCATCCGCTATTGTAAAAACGGAACCTTCTGAATGGGGACAGAATGGAAGAGGTGAATACTATTATCCTCCTACCGATATTTCACCTTACAAGGCATATCCTGTTAATCGTGATATGTGGACTGATGATTATTCTTATTGGTTTATACATGACTTCTCAAAGGATGAAATAGAACCAAAATCAAGACTTGAATACACGATGTCTCATGCCATGCCTTTGCATTCTGTCTTATCCGTGCTTCTTGACAAGGTTGCACCGGGTATTACTTTTGGGAATACAACAGAATACAGCCAATTCTTTTATGCATCACACCGTCCTATCGGAGGAGGTCAACGAAAGGTGTACATGACTCCGAAAACCAATATCTTGATAAGTAACTATACCCAACCTGCACAAAAGGCTACTATCACTTTGAAAAGTGTATTAGACATGCTGAAATACGTGTATCAATGCTATTGGTATATTGAGGATAACAAGTTGAAGATTGAGCATATACAGTACTTCCGTAATGGTCGTTCATACACCAACCAGCCGGGAATTGCTATGGATTTGACAAAGTGGATATGTCCGAGCAATGGAAAATCATGGGAGACTGGTCGTAAAGAGTATAAATACGAAAAGTTGGATATGCCGGAACGCTATCAATTTTCATGGATGGATGAAGTCACAGAACCGTTTACCGGTTATCCGATCATCATGAGAAGCAACTATGTCAAGCAGGACAAGATTGAGGAGATATCGGTTAGTAATTTCTCTACTGATATCGACTATATGATATTGCGTTCTGATGAGTTTTCCAAAGACGGATTTGCATTGATGGAAACGATTACGCAGGCCGGCAGAGAGCGTGTCCCTGTTTTATCTCAAACGGTAGACGGTGATATTTATCAGAATCAGAACGGGTATCTGTCCTATTTCTTTCTGCATCCTGTTTATTGGGGTTATAACCTCCCATCTAAAAAAGTGAATATCAATAATTCCGATATCACATTGAAATACATTTCCCGGTTAAAGAGCAGCGAAGCAAAATTCCCTTACGATCGTGAAATATCCCCTTTGAAATTGATACATACCTCCATCGGGGACGGTAAGATAGAGAGTATTTCAGTGAATTTGAGTAGTAGAATGCATTCAATAGATTTACGCTATGATACAGAATAACAATAACAATCTTAGTGTACTTCCGTGGTACACTTCAATTAACGAACAGAATCACCGGAAAAGTTATTCATATGGGGATATATACCCTTTGTTTACTCCTTCAAGCTTTCTGTTGCCTTTTCAGTTAATGAGAGAGTATAGTGAGAATCCGATTCAAGAAGTGCTCCTATACACAAAGAATGGAGTGAAATATGCGGATATAACGTCTGACATGATTATGACGGGATTGGAAATTGTGCATTTTAAGGATTTGGGGTATGATGTAATAGTATATCCGGGTAGGTTACCATTGTCTTTAACAATGTATGACGGAATATATTATGCACGCATGTATGACGGTAAGCAGTATTTCTATTCAGAAATGTTTACCGTTGTTCAGGATATTTCCGCGTATTTGAAAATACAATGGTACGATGTCGAAAATCTTGTATTTGATGCCGGCCAGATAGTATATAACAATCCGGCATTTAAGAATGTACTTTATTTATGTACCGAGCTTGGGAAACCGGAATATCCGTTTGAGGAGGATGGAGAAACATTAGATGGGTATTTCTTCCCGGAAAAGCAGATCTCTGAAAAGACATATCGATGTACCTTTTTAGCACCTGAGTATTTATGTGACGTGATGAGATTAATTCGATTATCTGATTATGTCATTGTAACGGATAAATACGGTAGAGTATATAACTGTGATACATTCTTGGCAACTCCGACATGGCAAACACAAGGAAATCTTGCAAGCGTAGAAGTTGAATTCCAAACTGATACAGTTGTGAAGAAAATATGCCGGGGAACGATATACGAAAATAGGGGAGATTATAATTCCGATTTCAATAACGATTTCAATAACGACTAATTTATTAACTATTAAATCTTAGAATAATGGCAGATTACATTAAACTAAAAGATGCGATTACTGAGGTCATAAAGACTAACGGTAATCAGGAGATAACCGGTCAGATCCTTCAAAATACATTGTTGTCTATCGTCAATGTGATTGGTGAGGATAGGACTTTTGCCGGTGTAGCAGAACTGGATACTAATCCGGGAAATCCGGATCAAAACGTTATTTGGGCGGCAACTCAAAAGGGTACATATACCGGATTCGGAAACTATGTACATGACGGTGTAGGTATTGCCTTTTTAGGTAATACAACTTCTGGATGGCAGGCTGTAAAGATGAATGTAGTGGGAGTCGATTCGGATGGAAACCCTGTAAATCCGGATAGTTATGTCACTAAAGAAGCATTTGAAAGGTTCAAAAAAGATTTGGTCGCAGAACTTACAGATACTTCTGACGCAAATAATATTCATGCCAGATTTGATAGTCATGGTAATGTTATATTTGATTATTACGCTACCAAGCAGTCTGTAGATGCTTTGATCAAAGAGATCGGTTCTGAATCTACTTCCGAATCAGAGGATGGTAGCGTATGGGGTAAATTGATTTCCTTAGTGCAAGATACCACTGTGCATTCTAAAGAGATTTCCGATTTGAATGATGAATCTGATAAGCTACAGGCGGATATGACGAAGGTAAAAAGCGATATATCTAAGTTAGATAAAGACATGGATAATGCTTATACTCAGAATGGATGTCTGTTTTGCCATCACGGTATGGTTAATATTAATTTCTATGATGATAATGTTAGTATTAATTTTCCGTCGCAGGTTACCATTTCGTATTCTGATACTTTGAACGTAGTACATAATCAGGGAGACCTGTCAATGCCTTATGATTTTGAAGAATGGTTTTTAGTACTTGATTTAGAAGACAACAAGTTAAAACTCGTTTCTTCTATAAATCAAATGACTAAAAAAGTATTAGTAGGATGGATCAATGTGCTGTTAAAATCCGCATTATTAAGATGTAGTGATTATTCGATCAACGGTAAACCAATGGATCCTACCAAATACCTTTCTGCATCCGAAATACTCAATGTGATAACATCTACTGCTACAGACCTACCTTTATCCGCGAATATGGGTAGGATACTTTCGACTCAGAATGCCATGATGCATGTATATACTGATAATGTATTTGCCTCCGTTAATTTCAGTAAGACAGATACATCAGTAACCATCTCTTTGCCACGAAACCTGTTGTTGTCATACGGAAATACAAGAATAGGAAACTCGGCTACCGAATCCGGACAAGAGATTATTGATCCAATGACAGACGATAAGCTCAAGTATTTAGTCTATGATTTAAGTGAGAAACAGTATAAATTAGTAAAATACTCATCTCAAATGTCTAATAGCATACTTGTAGGATGGGTCAACGGATTCTTGAAAGAAGCCATATTGAAGTGTAACCGGTACAGGGTAGATGGTGTCTCTCAATCTCCCGATGACTATATCCCAAACTCCGACATTGTTCACGACTTAACAACAACTGATGAGAATAAGGTTCTTGGTGCCGATCAGGCAGGGGCGCTGGCAACTCAGAACGGATGGTTGTTTCCTCGTGAAAAAGGGATTATTCATTTTGAATCAACTTCTTTTAATAACATAACATTAAAAATAGATGGTCGATACTCAGTAAGCTGGGGGAATAGTGTTTTTCGTAATGAAGATACGTCCTTAAAAAACATTTCCGCTTCTGGTTTTCAATCTAACAGATTCCTTGTATATGATATCGAATCTGATTCCTTCTCTTGGGAGGAGTACGGCTTTCAAATGAAAGGAGTGTTGCTTGGATGGTACGACATCACTTCCGGAAACGTTTTTCTCAGATGTAGTGAGTATTCTGTAAACGGTATGCCGGCATCAAATGATGACCTTGCGGAAATTGCTTATAACAATATCCCTACTACGGTGATTCAGTTGAAGAAAAATTCAGATGAGGGCTTCATCAGTATGGTTATGACATCCCCGTTAATTGATTCCGAGATAAATATCACTGGGGGGTATGTATCCTTAAGTACAAATATAGGGACGGAAACCTCTGTGAAAATAAAGAAAGGAGTATCAAATAGTGTGTATTTTAAATGTATTGATCCCTTTGCAGTAATTGAAGCTAAAGGAGTATATAATATAACAAATAATACTCAAAATAATAATTGTTATGTAATAGGTAATGTACGGGATTTCGGTGAAGGGGCAACCCATATATCGTTAGCTTCAGATAATAATGTTACCGGTGAAATAAAAGATTTTAATAGAAAAATGACATATATTCTTATCAATAGTGGCACCTTTTCAAATCCTAAATTATCTGGTAAACTCGAAGACTTACCGAGACTTTTAACGTATTTACGACTTACGAGTGCTGGAATAAGTATTACCGGTAATGTTTCCGATCTTCCTCGTAAATTAACCTATATGTATCTTAATACAGGTTCCCCCATAGATATGTCCGGAGATGTGTCTGACTTACCTCTTAGTTTGGAACAAATTATGTTATATGGTTTAACGGACATATTTACGGGAGACGTGGCGGATCTTCCTCGTGGCTTAGTCTCTATAATTTTTTCCGGTACAAATTATAATATATCTGGGAATATTGCAGATTTACCACCTAACGTACAAAACTTACAAATATCTGGATTATCTACCGTACACGGGGACATTTCAGAATTTCCGAGAGAATTAAAAAGTATTACGCTTTTTGGAAATTGTAATTTAAAAGGTTCGTTGTCTGATTTGCCTACAAACACTAACGTGTTTAATTTACAATCCATAGATTCCGCTAACCCGATAACAGGGGATATTAGTGAGATACCTAACAAGGGAATCGTACATTTTAGTATAACTAAAAATTTCAACGTTACGTTTAATGGGGAATTCCCTATGTCGGATCAAGTATATTATTTCCAGTTGCAACCATCCGAAGTATTCCCTATAGACTCTGCAACGGTTGATAATATACTTATAAAATTAGCGGCTATTGCGGGGGAGAGAACGGGAACGAGAACGATAAATCTAACTGGTGCATGTGCCGCACCTACGGAAGCTTCTCAATCGGCGATCGAGTCATTACAGCAGAAAGGATTTACAGTAACAACTAATAAATAATAATTATGATAGTATCAACAAAACCCTATGTCCTCATCTATAAAGACGGGACAGTACAGAATATCATTAAAGAGAATAGCGGCAAGGTATATCCTTCCGCTACCTCAGAGTATGCAGAATTCGACACCGAGTCGGAAATGAATGACTATATCGAAAAGAATTCTCTGGAAGTTCAGGAATGGGTGTTACATCCGGAAATGGCGGTACCGGAGGAATCAGACTTGCCGGAAGAAGATATATTTCCAGAGGTGGAAGAGGTTATCGATGCTTAGATGAATAAAAAAGTTGCCCTACTTTCACAAGCAGGGCAGCTAAAAAATAAATAAAAACAGATTATGCGTTATCTGTCTTTTGTAAATATGGTAATGGTAATTAATTTTTGAAAAAACAAAAAAAATGTATGATACATAAGAGATATGGATCAGTTTAGTCAAGTTATAACAATGGTAGGTGGAATCGTGGCAACTATCTTGATTCCATTGATTGGAGCATTTCAGTTTTATGATTCAAAGAAACGGAAAGAAGCTGCTGTTGCAAAAAAAGCGGAAGCCGATAATATTACACAGTATGCAGCAGAATGGAAAAGGTGTTATGAAGAGGAACGTGCGGTTGAAGATGTGCTCAATAAGAAAATAGACCAACTTTACCAAGAAAAAGAAGAGGATCGTAAACGTATCCGTGAACTTTTGGATAAGAACACTCGATTGGAACTTAATAATCAAGCTTTGGAATTTCTCAAATGCAATAATGCTCTGAAATGTTTGGATCGTGATCCGCCAAATGAATTTATAAAAAAAGCAACAAGTAATCAAAAGGAGGAATAGGGATGAAGTATTTTACAATTGCAGAACTTTGTAAATCAGAAACAGCAGATCGGTTGGGTATTGATAACCGGTGCAAGAAAGAACATGTATACAATATGACCGCATTAGTGGATAATGTCCTTGATCCGCTCCGGGAGGCTTATGGAAAACCGATACAGGTAAATAGCGGATTCCGTTGTCTGGCTCTCAACAAGGCTGTGAAAGGTTCCGCCACCAGTGACCACATGACTGGAAGGGCAGCAGATATTACCGGTGGTAGCCCGAAAGAGAATAAACGGTTGTTTTATCTGATTCAGGAACTTGGCCTTCCTTTTGACCAATTGATTGATGAGAAGAATTTCTCGTGGGTACATGTATCTTACCGGAAAGAGGGGAACCGTAAGCAAATTTTAGCTTTATGAAATCATTGCCGTGGATATTAATAATTATATTATTAATAGCTTGTGTGGCTGCTTGGTTTCGGCCACATAAGCCTTTGCCGGCAGAGATACGCACCGAGACAAAAATAAAGACCGTTGTAAGAGTTGATACGCTACTTATCCATGCGCCTATGGCTCCGCTATTGGTCGTCCGTTTGACAGATACAATACATGTAGGCGATACTGTAGTTCAGCGTGAACAGGCTTATTATGAGGATAGCCTTTACCGGGCATGGATATCCGGTTACCGGCCAAGATTGGATAGCTTACAGGTATTTCCGAGAACTACATATCAGACAGTGACGAATGATATTTACCACACCATTACCCCGAAGAAAAAGCGTTGGGGATTGGGCTTACAAGCCGGATATGGTTATCCGGGTGGATGGTATGTGGGTGTCGGGGTAAGTTGCAACTTATTTATGTGGTAATTGTTATAATAGTGTAGAAGCTTACTTGTAGCGACAAGTGGCGAAGCCTTGGTTCTTAACGGATCGGGGCTTTTTATTTTTAAAGGCTATGATAAACTATTAATATTTGTTCGTTTTCACTATAATTTCTTTTGGTGACATGAAAATAATTTTGGAATTGTCTGGGTAATTTTGTCAATAGAATATGTATATCGTTGATGTACTGGTTGTTATTAATCTGTGTCCTACCTAAATTTGTCCGGGTACTTTTTGGGGTTATTTTGATATATATTTTTATATTTGTATTGTAGAGTTATTTTTATTACAAGAATAATCAAAGAATCTAATATATAATAACTCATATTGTTTATAGAGATAATTTCTTTTGATACGATATTTAATTTTTACTTTATGGAACAAAATCATAATTTAATTATGGATTGGCCTGAATTCAATCCCGAATCGACAATATCCAATTCAACTTATGTTGTTACTTCGATTCATGTAATAAATAGTAGTGTTCTGTTAGCTTCGAATATTACTTTGATTTTTATGGGTGGCATAATTACTGGTAATGGAGACTTGAAAGGTAATAATACATCTTTAATTGCTCCTATCTCGCAAATTTTTGGCTTGGAATTGAATGTCATTGGATCATGGATCATGGATAGAGCATATCCTCAATGGTTTGGAGCAGTAGCAGATTCTTTAGAGGATTGTTCTGATGCTATTAATAAGGCTATTACAATGAAAGGGACAGGGCAAGTGTTCATTCCACGTGGTAAGTATATAATAAAGAAAATACTTCATGTGAAGTATGGTATTCAGTTGGTAGGTGAATCCGGAATGGAAAATAAAACGGAAAAAGAAAAAGGAACTTTCTTAGTAGCAGAGATGGATAATTCTTCACGTTTAGTAGAAGATAGTTTATTTACCAATGGGTATGTTGTGGAAATAAATGTAAAAGACTGGTATGTAAATGAGAAAGGTGAAAAAGTTTGTAATTGGGAAGTATTGTATTCCAGTAATCAAACTCAGATTGAACGATTATTGTTCTCTAATAATATTAGTAAGCTAAAAGCTATATTTAGCGCTGCATCTTGTTGTGAAATAAAAGCTTGCACTTTTAGTAACTTTCAACAAAGTATTGTTTTTAGTAATAACCATTATATAGATCGTAAGAGAGTAACTGGTTGTGTAATAAACAATAGTATTGATATACATAGAGGAGAAAGTTTGTATACGATTGATTTTGGTTTTCTTGGTGATGGTTTAGTTTGTGATTTTAATGCTATTAATAATGGCAGCTACAATAAAGGTATACGGATAGCTTCATGCCTTGGAGGTAATATTACTTCAAATATAGTGAATGCTGACATTTGGATAAGTGGCAGTAAGGGAATAACTTTTAATTCTAACCATATGGAGGATGGTCAAGTTGTTATTCAAGATTCTAATGTAAGTCTGCATAATAATTATTTTAAAAAGTTAAATAGGCCTTGTGTTGTAATACAATCTGGGGGGGACGAAGATGTTTCTGTTGTCAATATGGCAGATAATTTGTTTCTATTTTATGATAAAGAAGATCGTGATGGTGTTCAATATACTGTAGCTGATATTTGTGAGTACGATATTCAGTTAAGGGGGGTAACGACCAAAACTCAAATGGTTCAGATGTTAAAACTTTCACAAAATTATCGTTATTGGGTTCGTTCTGGATCAATAGGTAAAATGTATTTGTGTGGCATTGCATTATGTGGTAATGATATGCTACCTATGAAAGAATTTAATAAATATAGTTATCTATTGTCTCAATCTTCATTAATTGCCCCTAATGGTTATATTGATAAGTTGGGATATATAGATAATGTACGAGATATTTTTATAACATTGTATGGTCTTAATCCTAATGTTATTTGGCAATATTTAGATGGAGAATATTATTATAAAGCTCATGCAATTTGGGATCATGGTCGACAAATATGTAATACTGTTAGGGATTTAGGGAATTGTACCTTGAGTTATGCTTCTAATGGGTTACTTTTCAATATCGTAAATGGGGATACTTGTGGACGCAGAACAAATTTTCGATTTTATAGAGGAAAGAAAGATGGGAATAATATTCAATATACACATTATGTTGATGTTCCTATATGTGGGACTAAGCATTTATATGAAAATGGTATTTCTATTTGTGGTTACAAATGGCAGAAATTGACGGAAGGAATATTATCGGGGAATACTAATATAAAGTCTATCAGTTATAAGGGCAATAATATTGAATGCAGGAGTACAACTTGTCCTTCAGTCGGTTCTTGGCAAGATGGTGATATTGTTTATAATATGGGTACCGGTACTAATTCCTTATGGATTTTTATTAATGGTCGTTGGATTGCTAAGTAATAATATTTAAGTACTCATTTTGGGATAAATACAAAGAATATGTTTGAAAACAAAGCGTATCCGGCCTCCCCGTATCAATTAAGTAAATGTATAAACATACTCGATTGTGAGTATTTTATTGAAAGCTCGATAGCTACTATATCGAAGCACTGGGAGAATCCAACGTTCCACCCCTATATTGAGCATCTATGGGAATTTAGGGAAAAGATAGAAGGGGAAAAGGCATAAAAAGCCCCGCAACGACTCAATTGCGGGGCGGTGTCAAATTAAACGCATTAGAGAATGCGAATTGAGCCTAATAACTTACTTACGTCTGAAAGAGCGTAATTTAATTTTTCTTTTTCTTCTTCGCTGAATTTACATGGCTTGCCGTTTACTATACAACCGTTAATCCGATTATTTAACCACTGGCGAGATTTACCGAAATATTTCTTTGCTATGTACGATAAAGAAATAACTTCCTTTACTTCTTCCAATTGCTGGCGTATGCTTATTTCTTTTTCTATTTCTTTTAATCCTTCGTCTATTTGTTTGTATCCATTTAAAATGAAGTCTGCTATAATATTAGCATCTTCTTTAGAAGAAAATTTGTTTTTTATTTCAATAAACTTTTTTTGATATAACATCTCATTTTCCGGAGTCGGATTATTGAGAAGTATTTGAAGCTCTTTTAATTCATCTTTTAACGTTTTCATAATTTTATGTTTTTAGAACCTCCCATTGCTGGGAGGCATTTTTTACTTTTGTTTTTCTAACTCTTTTAACGCTTTCTCAATGTTCCCGATGTTTTTTTCAACTCTTAGTTTCTCATCAAGGATTGCGTTCATTTTTTCTTCATCTGCATTGCTGTTGTTTTCGAAGATGAAATCAAGCATTTTTAGTTGTGCTTTGTTTTTCATTAGCAAGCTAATTAGATAATCTTTTTCATTACTCATTTTTATTTATACGTTTAATTTGACAATGCAAATATAATATACATTTGTATATTATGCAAGCGTTTTATGATTTATTTTATAGGATGCTGCTTATTTTTTCAGATTATCAAGTATTTTTCTAATAGCTTGATCAGCGTGTTTTCGCATTATCTTTACATAATTAAAAATAGGACGATTCATTTTCATGCTTTGACCGATACAATATTCTAATGTTTCAAGATTTATTCCAAGCTCGAAACCGTGTTGTACAAAGCTCTTTCGTGCTGAATAGTATACTACGTGTGATTCGATACCTATTTTTTCGGCAAGGCGCCCTATTTCTTTTGTGACATACTTTCTGAAATTATCATATGTGTATTTATACCCAAAGTTAAGTTTCCCACTTTTACTGATCCATTCTTTGATAATCGGTTTTGCTTCGTCCGGTATAGTAAGACTTACTTTTTTATCACCTTTTTTAGTGTTCTTAGATTTTTCTCGTATGTATTCAATTGTATCCTTGTTTTTAAAATTAAATTGCATGAGGTCTATGAGATTAATACCTCCAAGATAATAGGATAGCATAAAGAGATCACGAGCCATTCTTAGAGATTTTTCTTTTGGGGTTGAATCTCTAATCATTTTTACTTCTTCAACGGTGATATCAAGCTCTCGTACACTTCCTGCCGGCTTTTCGTAATATTCAAAAGGATGTGTTTCATAAGCCGCTTTTTTATCTCGTATTGCTTGATTGATTATTGCCTTTAAATGAGCCATATGTGTCCCTCTTGTGACAGGATTTAGATTTCTTTCCTTATTCATGTAGATGTCGAAATCTTTTATGGTACGTGGAGTAATACCATCTAACATAATATCATACTTTATAAACTCATTAAAATAATTACAGGTTCTACGATATAGTGCGGCTGTGCTTTTTCTGCCTTCATTTTCCATATTGATTATGAATTCGTTGGATGCAGTATTAAAACTTGTAGTACCTTGTTTAACGGTTGACAAGTATTCGATGAGTTGTTTACAAGTATATGATTGAGTATTTATTCGGTCGAGTGCTTCTTGATATGAATTAAGGATATTCCTTAATTTCATATTTATACTCGAAGCATTTGCTGTTCCTACAACTTGCCCGTCTTTGAAATAAGATAAATTGTCAATAGTGAATCGGGTAACAAGGTATCTTGTTTCTTGTTTGTGTCCAATTGCGATTCTGATTTTGTGTTTTCCGCTTTTCAGCATCTTAGCTGGAACAACGGCAATTTTGAGAGTTGTCATAATTGTTTTGGATAAGTTTTCGACAAGTTATTAATGCCAAAAGTGGCAGAATTTGTCTTTTTTTTATCCAAAACGAAATTTGGAAGAATTTAGAAAGTACGTTATAACATACTGTAGGAGCGATTTTTAATCTGTGGAGAGTATCGGACTCGAACCGATCACCTCGACACTGCCAGTGTCGCGCTCTAGCCAGATGAG